AAAAAACTTGTGATGAAACCGAGAAGGTCTTCGATGGTAAAAGTGCAGAAAGATGTTGACTTTGAGGAAAATTATGATACTGATAGTGAAAATTTGTACGGAGAACCAAGAGCCGATAAGTTTGATGAGATAATAGATTTACTTAAGCAAGGTAATATTTATGGAGAGAAGGATAATATAACTTTGGGTGCTGTAGATGTTCCAATTGAAAAACAAATTGCAATTGATAAAGCTTCTACTAAAGGATTAAAATCTGAAGAGTACGCTAATACATCAGAGAGTAAGTTAGATAAACTAAGGAAACTACGCCGTGGCAATTAAACCAATAACAAATGATAATGCTGGATACGAGTCAAGAGTAAATCGTGCCGAACAGACAAGTATTCGAAGTGAAAAAGGTAATCCCAAAGTTGTAATAAAAAAACCAGGTGGTCAAAATGCTGGTAAGGGATTCTCTATTGGTGTTAAAGAAATTGATACGGCAGTTATTAAACACATTCGGAATGTAATGAAACCAAAGATAAAGGAACAGAATGAGATTATTTCTGTACCTGTTCTTTATGGTAACGAAGAAAGATGGAAGTTTATAAAAAATAGAGGAACATTAAGAGATAAAAATGGAGTAATTATTTTACCAATTATGGTGATAAAGAGAACTTCATTAGCTATGAATCCTGAGTTACCATTTTCATTTGATAATGATGTTCAAGGAAAACATATATCAGTTGTAAGGTCAAGTAGTGGTTGGAGTAAAAATAATAGATATGATAGGTTTGCTGTTTTAACAGGCCAAAAACCAGTTCAAGAGTTTATTAAAACTGGTATGCCAGATTTCGTGATTTGTACATATAGTATAGTAATGATGACATCTTTTATAGAACAAATGAATGACTTAAATAATCTTTGGGTAGAACATTTAGAAACTTATTTTGGTGACCAGACAAGTTATAGATTTCTATCATCACTTTCCGGTGATATATCAAATGAGATAGAGATGGAATCACAGGGAGAGAGGATGATTAGAAATGAATTAACTCTTGAAATAAAAGGATACATGATACCTGAGTTTACCGATAGTGTATTTGGTAAAACTGCTGAATTGGGTAGAGCTTATACACCAAAAAAAGTTACTTTTTCCGAAAAACTTTTATAATTATATATATATAATTGTTATAACAAACTAAATTAGAGGTTTTTAAAATGTCAGAAGTAAAATTTACAGAACAAGAACTACAGTCACTTCAAGAACTTTCCACTAAATCTAATGGAATTACCAATAGGTTTGGTCAGTTAGCGATTGCTAAAATTAACTTAGAAAAACAATCTGAGTCAGTTGAAGAAGAAGAGTTTAAACTACACGAAGAGTTAGAATCTCTTAAAAAAGAAGAACAAGAAACTCTTCAATCAATTACTGAAAAGTATGGACCTGGTTCATTAGATCCACAAACTGGTGTATTTACTCCGTCTGTAGAAGTTCAATCTTCCGAAGAAGAAAAATAAAATAACTTTCTCTATCTTTCCAAAATTAGGTAATATTTATATATGAATAATTGTATTAAATCTTACCTAATTTTTGGAGACAGCAAATGGCTGAGAAAATCATATCACCAGGTGTATTTACAAATGAAATAGACCAATCTTTTTTACCCGCAACTGCCGGTCCTATTGGGGCAGCTGTTGTCGGTCCAACTGTAAAAGGTCCTATCCTTGAACCGACTATGGTTAACTCTTACTCCGAGTTTGTCAACATATTCGGTGAGTTAATTGAAAGTGGTAGTGACAATTATCAATATTTAACATCACATACTGCTAAAGAATATTTAAGACAAGGTGGTCCTCTAACAGTTGTTAGAGTTGCTGAACCTGAAGGTAACACAGCAAAAGCTACTGCCATTATTGTAAGTGGTTCATCATCAACTGAATTATTTACACTTGAAACTTTAGGTGATGGTCCTCAGTTTAATAATTTTGTAGGAACAGGCTCTAATTTTGGAGCTAATGGTCTGCTTCCAATAAGAATAGATTCTGCTACAAATGACCAACTTCTTTCTGGTAGTTACGGTGGGCGAGCTGATAACTTTCGTTGGGAAGTCACTCAAAGAAATCTATCTAAAGGAACATTTACATTAGTGCTTCGTCAAGGTAATGATACAAACAATAGAAAAGTATTCATTGAAACACACGAAAATTTAAGTTTTGATCCTGCTTCAACTGATTATATTTTAAAAAGAATTGGAAATCAAACAACAACTGTTGTTGTTGAAGATGGGGTTGCTTATAACAGACCAAGTGGTGATTTTCCAAATAAGTCAAAGTTTGTTAGAGTAAGTAGTCTTCCAGCATCAACTAAAACACCAAATTATTTAGATTCAGAAGGTAATGTAACAACTGCCTATGCTAATTCTGCTTCTTTCATTCCATTAGTTGGAAGTGGAAGTTATGGCGGATCATTTGGTACAGCACTACAGATTGATGGCGTAGTAGATCCTGGTAGTGGACAAACTGCTGGTTCAAATGGTGACGAGAATGTCTCACATCCATTTAAATTTTATGGTGATATAGATAGTTCAAATTCACAAGGTATTGATATGTCAGAATCAGCTACTAAGCCTGCTGGTGTTGCTCAAGGTGGTGGGTATGCTACTGCCATCAGTATCTTAAGTAACAAAGACGAGTATGATATGAATCTACTTTTCTTACCTGGTGTGATTGATCAAGCTATAGATGCTAATCATAATTCAATTATAGGACAGGCAATAGAAATGTGTCAAGATAGAGGTGACTGTTTCTTGGTTTATGATAATGTTGCTTTGACTTCTAATGTGGCTACTGCAAAATCAAATACTGAAGCTCGTAACTCAAGTTATGCCGCTACTTATTATCCTTGGATACAAATTCAAGATGCTACTGCTGGTGTACATAGATATGTTCCACCATCAGTTGTTATTTCTGGTGTGTATCACTTTAACGATACTGTTGGACAACCTTGGTTTGCTCCTGCTGGATTGAACAGAGGTGGTATTGATTCTGCGGTTAGGGCATACAGAAAATTAACACAGGCAAATCGTGATGACTTGTACGATTCAAATGTCAATCCTATTGCTACCTTTCCTGGTCAAGGTGTTACTGTCTTTGGACAGAAAACAACTCAGAAGAAAGCTTCTGCTCTTGACCGAGTAAATGTAAGAAGATTGTTAATCAATCTTAAGAAGTTCGTTGCTAACTCTTCAAGAAATCTTGTGTTTGAACAAAATACAAATTCCTTAAGAAACCAATTCTTGAATGTTGTTAATCCTTATATGGATCAAGTTCAAGCTAATAGTGGACTGAATGCTTTTAGAGTTGTGATGGATGATACTAATAATACACAAGAGACAATTGATAGAAATCAATTGATAGGACAGATATTTATACAACCAACAAGGGCTGCTGAGTTTATTGTATTGGACTTTGTTGTACAACCAACAGGAGCTGCTTTTCCTGAGTAATTTTTGAAAACTTGATATTTATTATCATAGGAGATAACAAATGGCTGAATTATTAGAAGCGAATAAAGTATTTTACACACCATATGAACCGAAATTAAAAAATCGTTTTATCATGGAAATTGATGGTATACCTGCCTTTACTATAAAGACAATGCAAAGACCACAAATTACCTTTGATGAGGTTGTTTTGGAACATATGAATGTTACTAGGTATGTAAAGGGTAAAGGTAGATGGCAAACAATGCAAATTACCTTGTATGACCCGATTGTTCCCTCTGCTTCTTCTGCTGTCATCGAGTGGGTAAGATTACATCACGAGAGTGCTACTGGTCGTGATGGGTATCAAGATACTTATAAAAAGAATATTAATTTTCAAGTTTTAGGACCTGTAGGTGATATCATTGAAAAGTGGACACTATATGGTACTTACATTCAAGACGCTGCTTTTGGTGATTTAGATTTTACTGATTCTAATCCTGTTGAAATTACACTAACCCTAAGATACGATTACGCTATATTGGAGTTCTAATGAAAAACATATTTAAATTAATACTTTCTGCTTTTATTCTTTTCGGTGCTGTACCAACTGCTAATGCTTCAGATATGAAGATGGATGGTATGGAAGAAATCAAGAAGAAGAAAAAGAAGAAAGGAAAGAAGATTGGAAAAAAAGGAAAGAAAGCCAAAAAAGGTTTCTTTTCAAAAATCTTTGGTTCTAAGTAGTATATAGTTATAAAAACACTAAGGAGTTATAATGTCAGAACATAAGTTCCCTACGGAAGTTATAGATTTACCGTCTGGTGGAAAAGTATATCCAAAAGATTCACCACTTGCTGAAGGTAAATTAGAATTAAAATACATGACCGCAAAAGAGGAAGACA